TGCAACCAGACAACCTCAATACGGTGATTTTAGCAATTTGCCCGATTTTATGACAGCAAATCAAATGATTATCGATGCAAACAACGCATTTTCGCAATTACCAGCAAAACTCAGGGAAAAGTTTAGCAATGATCCGGCTAAACTTATATCTTGGCTCGAAAATCCAGATAACAACGATGAGGCTATAAAACTTGGACTGAAAGGAGATATTACCACTTTTATCGACGCAAATACGGATAAAAATACAGATAAACTCGAACCTAAAAAACCAGAGGAAGAGACACCAAAACCTTGAGTTGGTGTCAGTGGGAACAATTACATCAAGTAGACATTGTTCCCACACCCTCAGAAAGTTGACAAATGAATAAATTTTTAGTAAAATCATTAGTTAAATATTGTCTAAAAAAAAATAATCCTATTGAGTACGCATTACGATCGCTCAAAGCTTGTGAGTCAGAAACTGAAAACTGGCAAGAAGCTATAACAATCCTGCGAGAAAGAGAAAAATTAAATGTCACCGACAGCAAAATTTGTAAAAAGTAAAACAGTATGGTTTAACATCATTACAGGCGCTTTAACAGTTGTTAGCGCTCTAAGTGGTAATATCATACCGACTGAAATTTCAGCTATTGTAATAGCTGGAGGTAACCTTATCATAAAAGCATTCAAATTAACAAAAGGAGAATAACATGCAATCAGTAATGGCACATACATTTAGTCAGATTCCGACGGTCAACATACCAAGATCTGTATTTCCCCGATCATCAGGCAAAAAAACTACTTTTGATATAGGGGACTTAATCCCTATATTTTGTGATGAGGTTTTACCAGGAGACACTCATACGCTGCGTACATCAATATTTGCACGTTTAAGCACTCCCATACATCCTATTATGGATAACATTTACCTGGATACGTTTTGGTTTTTTGTACCAACACGTTTAGTGTGGGATAACTGGCAAAAATTTAACGGCGAGCAACTCAATCCAGGAGATAGTACAGATTACCTTACTCCGTTGCTAAAGACGGATGGAGAAGTTAAGGGAGTGTCATTCGACTGCGAATCTATTTTTGACTATTTTGGATTACCAATCAATAAAGAATTTTTGACTGCAACTGCTCTACAATTTAGAGCATACAATTTAATTTGGAACGAATGGTTTCGTGATGAAAATTTACAAAACAGAGTAACAGTTAACAAAGGTGACGGACCAGATCTGACTACAGACTATGTCTTATTGCCTCGTGGTAAAAGGCATGACTACTTTACATCATGCTTACCATGGCCACAAAAAGGTCCTGGAGTAGAAATACCTATCGGTGGGCAAGCACCAGTATTTGGCACTGGACTAGCTCTTGGTTTAGCAGATTCGACATCTGCACTAACTAACCCGTATGGATTAACATCGGGTCCATCTATGAATACTCAATCTGCAAGCTTATATACTAACAACTTTGGTAAAATACTTGGCTCCACAGGTAATGCAGTAGTACCAGCATCAACTGACAGGGCCGTTGGTGTAGTCACTAAAGAACAATTAAGCGTAAATACTAATTTTCCCAAATCTGGACTATATGCAGATCTTGACGAACTGACAAGCAGCACAATAACAATCAATGCACTCCGTGAGGCTTTTGCAACGCAACGTATGTTTGAGCGAGACGCAAGAGGTGGTACACGATACACCGAGATCATTCGAAGTCATTTTGGTGTCATCAGTCCAGACGCTCGACTGCAACGTCCTGAGTATCTTGGAGGCACTACAATACGAGTAAACGTAAATCCAGTACAACAAACCAGTGAAACATCAACGACATCACCTCAGGGAAATCTCGCTGCGTATGGACTTGCAGCAGATACCTCCGGTAGTTTCAGCAAAAGTTTTGTCGAACATGGCTATATTATCGGCTTGATTGCAGGACGTACAGATCTTACTTATCAACAGGGTATACCGAAACAATTTTTAAGACGCACAAGATACGATTTTTATTGGCCAACGCTTGCTCACCTGGGCGAACAACCTGTGTATGCAAATGAGATTTACGCACAGGGCAACGCTGAGGATAATCTTGTATTTGGTTACCAGGAGAGATATGCAGAGTACCGGTATTTTCCCAGCCAAATCACTGGACAATTTCGTAGCACTTTTGCAACTCCGTTGGACAGTTGGCATTGTAGTGAGGAGTTTTTAACAAGACCAGTTTTAGGATCCACGTTTATACGTACTCCTAAATTACCGCTTGACAGATGTTTAGCGGTTCCTGGAACGGAAAATGAGCCTTTGCCGCAATTTATTGCAGATTTTTATTTTGATTATAAGTCTGCACGTCCAATGCCAGTATATGGCGTACCAGGACTAATTGATCACTTTTAATGGAGGTTTACTTTATGGCAATGGATCCTTGGTCAGCAGCTGCAGAGGCTGTCGGTAGCATTACAAGCAGTGCACTTGGTTTCGCAAGCGCACGCCATCAAGAAAAATTTCAGGAGCGTATGAGTTCCAGCGCGCACCAGCGCGAAGTGGCCGATCTAAGAAAGGCAGGTATCAACCCTATATTAACAGCAACAGGAGGATCAGGTGCCAGTACTCCTACAGGTACAATGTTTACACCCGAAAATCCATTAAAAGGATTTGCTGCTAATTTACAAAATGCTAAACGGGTCGCAAATGAAACTCAACTTGCTAAGGAGTCAATCAAAACACAGGCCACACAGCAAAACCTAAACAGTGCTGCTGCTCAACGAGAGCAAAGTACTATCCAACTAAACAATCAACAAGCAAAAGGCATCGCTGCACAAATCAACCGAGACGAATCTCAATCCCGTATTAATAGTGCAATAGAACAAGGTTTACTTTATGATAATGTACTCAAAAAATTAGATGCAGATATCTATAACACACCAATGATAGGTGAAGGCCTACGGGTAATGGAGCGATTAAATCCATTATCCAATAGCGCACTAGATATTTTTAAATTGTTTCGAAAACATAAAGGAGGAGGTATTATAATTAATAATAATAACCGTATTCCAAACATTGGACCAAAATCTGAAATAACATTACCTGGTAAAAGGAGATAAAAATGAAACGACACTCTATGAGTAGATCACACTCAAAACGTAATTTTAATCACAACGCAACAAAAATCAACAAAAAAAACACATACATGCCTATGAGAGGCGGTTGGCGCATGTAGACGACGTCTTGCCAACACAGTGGATAAATAATTTTTATTTAATTATTTATCCACAATGTTGACAAACGTCTGCACTTTGTATATATTAACAATTGTAAACATTTAACAAATAGGATACTAATATGATATTATGCCATGCTACAAACCAATTACAGCATATAGGAGCCGTTCTAGATCTTCAAATGGTAAATGGCCAATCACTTTTTCAATTAAGGAGGGATACTCGGATCAAGAGCTCAAAATACCATGTGGTAAATGTATTGGATGCAGGTTGGAAAGATCCAGACAATGGGCTATGCGATGTGTTGATGAGGCGAAATTGTGGCCGCACAATTGTTTTATCACATTAACATATGATAATGATCATCTACCTGTAAATGGATCACTTAACAAACGAGATTTCGTACTTTTTATGAAAAGATTAAGGAAAAAATATGGAGCAGGAATTAGATTTTTCCACTGCGGAGAATACGGCGAAAAGTTTCAAAGGCCTCACCATCATGCCTGTATTTTCAACTTTAGCTTTACAGATAAACAACTTTACACAATCAGAAACTCTACATTTTTATTTCGATCGGAGTCACTGGAAAAACTCTGGACGGATGACAAAGGTAAAAAAATTGGATTTTGTACGATTGGTGAGGTCACTTTTGAGAGTGCTGCCTACGTGGCACGTTACTGCGTCAAAAAAATTAACGGTGCCAAAGCTGATGATCACTATAAAGGTAGATTGCCCGAGTACTGTACCATGTCACGCATGCCAGGTATCGGACGACTGTATTATGAAAAATACAAAAGAGACTATTACAACCAGGATATCAACGTAATACGTAATGATATTGTATGTAAACCAGCCAGGTATTATGATAAGCTTTACGATATGGATAGCGGGCCTTTACATAATAAGAAACTACAAAATTTACAGAAAGGAGAGCACCAAAAAAAGAATTTAAACTCATTTGATTTAATCAAACATAGGCGTAAAACAGACGGCCTTCTTTTCTCAAAAAGTCAAGATGAACTTGACAGATTAGAAGAATGTAAAACTATCAAAAGTAAATTATTAAAAAGGAGTTACGAATCATATGAAATATAATCTTTACTCAATAAAAGACATCAAAATGAATCAATTTGGCAACATTATTACTGATATAAATGATGCTACAATGACACGTAGCATATCTCAAGCACTAAAAGAAGGAGGAAATCTGCCATTACAAAAATATCCGGCAGATCATGACTTATATCATGTTGGAGATTTTGACACAGATACAGGTAAAATAACAATTATTGATCCTGTCTTTAAGTTAAATTTATCATGCTTGACAAATGGAACGTCTATATGATAATCAGAAAACCTTATGATGAAGTGCCTCGCATATATGGCACTATAATTGACAGCAGAGAAGACAAAACTCAACAAAAGTTTGAAAACGAAAGTAATATTAACACTATTATGAGTAAGTACAACAATAATGTTGATATATTAAACGCATCCCTACGTATGCAGGGTGCAACCAGACAACCTCAATACGGTGATTTTAGCAATTTGCCCGATTTTATGACAGCAAATCAAATGATTATCGATGCAAACAACGCATTTTCGCAATT